ACCTTAACGTTGTTGTGTTTTGCTATCTCCATCAACTGCTGCTTACTGTAGAAGTCGTATAGGTATAGATAAATCTCTTCGTACTCTTCCATATATCTATTATACCAAAAGGAAGGAGGGGAAGCCCGAAGACTTCCCCTCCACTTACTCCTTTAGAGTTTACCCATTAGTACGGGTTTGCTGCGGAGTCTGCGAATGCTACTGCATCCAACTCTTCCCACGCGATACCGAAACGAACGTAAACTGTGTACTCCACAGTGTCCTTCTTCGGCTTGAACTCGCGGAACATCTCTACGTCGCGCTGGAATCCCCACACACGGTTCTGTGGGAATGTCAACTCAACATAGTCATCTGGGAAGTAAGGAACCTCCATCACAGTGATACCAAGTGCGCGTGTCTGACGCGCTCCACCTAGAGTCTGGTCGTTACCATCCAACCAAGTGTTACGGTATGTGTCAGTGTAGATAGAGTCTGCAAGAGTACCATTGTGCTTCACAATTCCCGCGAACGTGTCTGTGCTGGCGTAGAACTTCAAACCAGTCTTAAGCGCACGATACTTGCGAGGAAGAGCGTGAATAACCTTCTCAAGCACCTCCGGTGTCCACTCATTGTTCGAAACTGTAACAACAGCCTCGTGAGCGTCAGAACCTGAAGTAACCTGATTTACGAATCCGTTCATGATTGAAAGGAACGGTGCTGTAGAACCATTACCATTAATAGCAAGGTCTTCAAGGTCATTTGCGAAAGCGTTTGTCATTAGGCGAACCAAGTGATCCTCCAATGCGGCACCTTCGATGTTGTCCTCTAGAGACTCTGTTGCTACCTCCCAGTCAAGACGAATCTTTGTGGTTGTCAACTCGATCTTTGTGAACACGGCATTTGCATTCGTATATGCTCCATCAGCCTGCTTAGCAGCGCGAATTACGCGCTCGCCAACGTTTACCTTGTTCAACTCCATTGTGTTTGCACGCATGGTTACACGACGACCGTCGTTTGCCAGTACGGTTGCATCCCAAATGTAGTCAATAAAGCGACGAGACTGCTCAGGTTGGAGAATTCCACCAGGGGCACCAGTAGGGTTAACTGCGTTCGGCCCAGTAGTTACACCACTTAGACCGCCAGGAACGTTACCAAGCACACCCGCTGAAGGATCAGAGACACCTCCGATTCCACCAGAAGCAAAAGCACCTGCCTCGGCTGACTTCTCAAGAATTTCTTCCGACATTATTAATTTTCACCTCCTGTGATTCTCATTTTGATAATATCGTTTCTATAGGTCGGTTACAGTGAGGAACCGTCCTCCCCATAGAGATTCGGTCTTTTCGACCTTCTCCTGAGCGACCTCGCCAAGATCGCCAGACTTACGGAAAGCGGTTGCATCCTCAACCTTGTCAACTCGCTTACCAAACTCTTCAATGTTCTCTGTAGTCTCAGTCACCTTTGACTCTACGCTGTCAATGCGCTCAGAAACACTCTTCTCTACGCCCTCGATACGGGCTGTAAGTGTCTCAAGCGATGCGACAACCGACTCAAGTGACTTGATTAGGAGTTCGTTAACGGCATTAGACTGGTCATCAGTCTTTGCCACTTCCTCCGCAGGAGCCTCTACAACCTCATCTGCCTTCTCTACCTCTTCAGTAGCGGCCTCTTCGGTCTGCTCAACAGCCTCAGACTTCTCAACAGACTCGTCAGCAACGACTTCCTCTTCAACAGCCTCAGACTTTTCGACTACATCAGTCTCATTTTGCTCTGCCATTTCTTTCGCCTCCTTTACTTGATCTTTTCCAAGGAATTTGGAAACCATGCTACCAATAATACCAGCCTTTTCTGTATCGTTAGACTCAACAAAGCCAATATCCTTCATAGCCGCACTACATACAGGACACTGCATATCTGCGTCCTTGGAAACCTTAACAACGTTATCTGCACGACACATGTAAATTGTCTCAAGGTCGCCCTTGATTGCTACGGCCTCTTCAATAACGCCGTCAACTTTGTGTACCAATGTAACGTTGGCTAGTGGGTTGGCTGGCGTATCCACCAGCGACAACTCCACCATTTCATAGTCTTCAACTACCCGCACCACCTTGTCAATTTCCTCATCATAAATGTTGCGGGTTTCGTTAAGACGACCACCGATTGAGAATCCAGAGAGGGTTCCATCAAGAACCTTCTCCCAGGTGTCCTGCGCGCCTCTTGAAATGTATGCGCTAACAAATACACCACTATAAGTCTTGCCAGTCTCTTGATCGTATAGAGATTCTGGACGGAATGAGATCATCTTTCCAACAGCCTTGTGTGGATCGTGCTGCTCTCTAATGTTCCCTCGGAACTTTTCAAACGCTTTTACGCTCGCCTCTAGAGGAACGACATCGTTCTGCTTATCAAGATTGTCTAGAGTTGCAAAGCCATGAACTGTACGACGCTCAACGTCCACCTTCATGACAGGTAGACTCAAGCGAATGTCGTTTTCGCTCATGGAATAATTTGTCTCGTACAAGTGTTTGACCCTCCTGGCAGTAATTATACCACCAATTATTTTGCACCTTGTCCTTTAGGATTGCGACCAGAAACCGTTGTTGGTGAGTCAGATGCATTGTTTGCCCTGTCGGTTGCCCTCTGATCGCTTTGCTGAGACTGATTCTTCGCGTCTGCTGCCTGACGAGGTGACAATTCAATTACCTTGTCCCCGCCTGGAATTGGCGGCTTGCCAAGTGTGTCACGCACCTCGTTTGGCGTTACAACCTGATTACGTAGATACTTCTCGTCAATTTGAGACTGCGCCATTTCGTCTGTAAGTGTCAATTCGTTTAGTTTGAGGGTGAGAACGTCAGTAAACTCCTTAACTATCTTATTGAGTTTCTTTTCAATCTGGCGCTGCTTAGGACGGGCTACCTGCTCTTTGAACGTTCTGTCGCTAGCCAATGCTTCAGCGCTTCCACTATCAGCCATACCAATCTTAGAAAGAGGTACTTGGTGAGCAGTGAGAATGTCGTTACGATTTTGCTTGTGATACTTTTCAAATGAACCTTCCTGTACCCCAGCCTCTACCGCTTCCATCTTGAACTCAACCTTGGTTTGCTCGTTGTCAGGTGGTAGAGGAATATATAGCGTTCTGTGATTTGATCCCTTCAAGTCTGTCTGCAAGAACCTGAATAGTTTTTCTTCAGATTCCTGATCAAGATGAGCGCCCTTAACGGTTACAACGTATCGCGGTACCGCCTTATTCTGGAAGTAATCAATGTTGTACTGGTTGGCATACTGATCACCAACGATAGCCTGCCCAGCAGCAATTGCGTCTGGCACTCCGTAGTAAGTGTTTAACGGCGAATACAACTTGAAGTGAATGATCTCATTGGGGTTCGGGTCTGTTGTCAATGGATTCGGAGTGTCCTCTTGGAAGTTCCTAAAGTAAACAACATCTCTTCCAACGATCTGACAGAATCCATCCCGCTTGCGACGTACTCTTACTGTCAATGCTGGAATGTGACCAATGTACCCAATTTGACCATTAGCCTTGCGCCCGATCTCTAGGTATCCGTTACCAGTTGATTCTAGGTCTGTCACAACCTTTTCCATTGTTGCAATGAACGTATCAGTATCGTTCATATCGTCTAGAATCTGATCCAGACCAACCTTAAGGCGCTCTACCTTCTTGCGGGCAGCAGCGCGTTGCTTCTCAGTTTCTTTAGCGTCAATCCGTGAAACTGCATCTGGTGATAACTCCCAATGGTATCCAAGGCCAACAACGTTAGCAACCTTGGTATCTACCGCCGCGTGGTTTGCAAATGAAACTTCGTAGTAGCGGGCCAATTCATCAAGGTTGTACGGAGGTGTAATCACATCGAACATGCCGTAAGCAGTGATGTATGAGGTATCGTATTGAATAGCAGAAGTGCCGTCGCGCTTCTCTAGGCGCGTTGCCTTGCGCTTAAAATTAGGATGAAGACTTGTCAAATCCTTTTTAATATCAGACCACTTCTGAGCGAACGGGTCTGCTGATACGACATTGGAAGCCTGCTTGTTACCAGCCCTCACACCTGAAATGTGATACGTTCCATCCTCATCGACCCACCACTGGCTCATTCATCATCACCGTGCTTTGCGGCTGACTTCTTAGCGTCAACAACGGCACCGACATCGTTCATTGATGGGATGTAGCCTTGCTTCAACCTGTCAACCTGCTCTGAATACTCTTCCTCTGTGGCTCTCATGCCACCAGCAAGGAAGTATGGTGACCCTTCTGGCTGACCGTAGTAGGCTGCTGCTTTTCTAATAATGGCAGTCTTTTCCAGATCGCCTTTAAGACCTGGGATGTTCAAGTAATTTCCATCTTCATCTTTGAAGAATCGTCCGGTGGGCAGTTTCCATAGGTAAAGACCGTAATCTAGGTCTGGCTGCACCTCTTGGACGCGCACCTTTGGCATTTTCTTTGGCTTCTCTTGCATGACTACTATTGTACCACGTTATTTGGTAACTACGTCCATAGTGGCCCACTCAATGTCACGAATGACGAATGTTTCTTGGAAACTTGCCCCGACAGATGCCGAAAACTGCGAGTCAGGTGCCACTCCCGTCAACATTCTGGACATTCTTTCTCGCTCAATGTCAATGGAGATTACCGTTCCAATATCATAAAGAGTTCGCCAGTCATCTGTATTCGTCGCCCAATACTGCCAATTCTGTGTGATAAGGTCGCTCCATCTCTGATAAACAGTTACGCCTCGCACTACCGCGTCCATTCGACCATGAATTGTTACATTGTCAAAGGACATTTGCTTTCCAGTCGCTAGAAGGCTGAGTGCCTGACCATCGGTGTCGTATGGGTCTACTAGCGAGCATTGTAGCATGTACCATTCCATTGCATTGAATACTGGATTAGTAACAATCTGCCCACCCAAATACCACTGTAGGTTTGTATACGGACTACCATACTGATCCCTCGCCTCAATTGTATATTGGTCACTTCCAACTGGCACCATGTACACGCTGAAAACGTGTTCGCTGCCAGACACAATGCGTGTTATCAATTGCTCTGCTGGTACTTCGCCCTCAAGGTGTATGAACATTGAGTATCCAGCGAACTGCCTCGCATTTTGTCCGTTAGGTGTGGCCTCACCAGACCTCTTCCATTGCATTGCAAAGCCAGAGTTGTACCCCGGCAAGTCATTGCTTCTGGGCTTGAACCCGCTGCGATGTGATTTATATAGATAGTTATATCCGCGCTTAGTGACTTCGAATATGTTTGGATACTCATAAACAAAGTACGATCCGTTGCTTACGTATGGTGCTACTTCGTTACCCTCTTTGGATGTAAGGCTATTCCATCTATCTGCATCCGATGCCCAGGAAGCCAATTCGTAACTCTTGAGTTTAGTTGGGTTTGACCTTACACCGCTTGACTGAATAATATGATAAGAAACGAGAGCGTACTTCGCAAGGTCATATGTGTACGGAACAACAATCGAATACCCGTCTTGTACGAGACTTCTCGTTCCATCGTCGTCTAAGTATGTAACTGGACTGTCGTACACGACATTTGCTGTTTTACTTGTATAGTCAACAACCGGACTTGACAACTTCTGCATTGACACCCAGGTCTGAACGTCCATATCTGACGGGTCGTAGTATGAGTATGTCGTTGCAGAAAGCGCAGCATAATCTACCTCAGTCATTGAAGAATATGCACGCCCCCAATAATTCGTCTCAAGTTGCAGGTATGTAATAGGCTTCTCACCAAGATAATTCATAGACGCTCTAGTCTTTCCGACTGTAGCCTGGATGAAGTCAATCCTGTTCATTGGGCTGCCGAATCTATCACGAACCTCTTTCATGAAGAATGATAGCGGAACAGTCTCTTGCCAGTACCCGCTGCACGCAACGTCTAATGTAAAGTTTCCAAACTCAGTAACGGCAACTAGCGTGTATGTGGATATTTGAGACTCTTCCGGCGTGCGGGTATTCTGATCAGCCAAACCGTCTGTGTATGTGTAGTCAAGGTGATTCTTGTGCCATCCATTATGGAATGATACGTCATAAACAACCCCTGTAAACCCTGTACCGCCGACGAATACCTCAACCTCTGCTGGCTGGGCGAACAATGGTGCTGCCTCTGGCATATTTGATATAAAGTCATCAACTGCAACGCCGATTGTAAACTCAACACCGTCTGCCAATGCAAATGACTTCAAGACTGTAGTCTGTGTGTAATCGCTGTATTCATAGAACACAGTTCCGCTATCCAGATATATGTCAAGTTTAGTACTAGTTCCGCGCTTCTTAATTGACATCAGCGGAGCGTCAACATTTGATTCTGCGAACATCATATTTGCCGTTATAGCAGCAACCTTGTCTCTGTTCAGAAAGTTGAGCGACCCCCACTGCAACGATGGTGCCGTATCATATCCAGTTGGTATCATTCGCCAAGGCTGACGATCATATGAGAATTGACCATACACATTGTCAAACTGCCCGAACGTCATGCCAGCACCCACTTCAATTCCCCAGGTGATAGATGTAGCGTTAGATGGGACTGTGTATTCCGCTTCCGCTACAAACTTGCCGTTCCCATCATCTGTAAAGTCTTTAGTGTAAGTTGTATTAGGCCCAACAAACGTTACCTTGAGGTGTGGTGTCGTTCCGGCAAACTTTGCTTCTCCGTACACCCTGAACTTAGCCCCCGGCTTGATTCCAGAAAGCGATATTGTGCTAGTCCTGCTGCTCGCTAGTGTTTGTGTCGTATACACACTACCATTAGAGACTGTATTGGTAAACGCAGTTCCAGACGTATTGTTGCTTGAATGATCGAGCACGGTGGTGTCGCCATACGTTGTTGCAGTTGTAGGATACGCGATCATATCTTTGTTTTTACCGTACCACGACAGCGTTGACGATGTGTTGAATAGCGTTGGCAACTCGTACTGTGGCAACTCTATCTTGTTAGAAGCAACTACGTTATTAGAGACACCACGGTTCCACTTCATATTGTCTGGATATGATAAGTTGTACGCAAAGTTAGATGTTGAAAAGTCTGCACTGAATGATTTACCATCAAAGTTGTCTGCGATTAGACCATACTGCACAGTTCCCTGGCCGCGAACGAATCTGATTTTGGCTACTACTGGTGGCACTGGATACGCATACGTAGCAATTGAAGATACATGTACCGGATTGATAGACCTATCCGTATAAAAGCCTATCTTAGTTGTAGGTGAGAAGTACGATGTGTTCGGAGGGTCTGATATCTCTATGATGGTTTCGCCATTCAGCATGAGGTACGTATTAGATGGGCCAACAACCCAATGAATTAGCATCGGATAGTCAATTGTTCCAATGTCATACCCCACCTCAGTTCCAGACATAGAGAGGATCAATGTAGTTCTATGCAGGTATATTCCATCACGAGAACCCTCAGCCCCGACTAGTCTAATTGGTTTCTTCGAAGCCTTGCTCACCTTCATCCAAAACTCTAGGGTCATAGACTTTGTAATGTTGCTTTCACTCAAGAATCCAGATCGTGATAATGAGATTGATGGTCGCTCTGGAATCCAAGGATTGAGAAGAGTTGAGTTGGCAATACCATAGTGCAACGGCAACCCTTCTGTTACAGCGGTGAGTTGACCTCCGTATTCATAAATGCTCATTGTCGAGTCCCCGCCGTTTAGTGACGATACCGAGTAAGCACCAGTCTGCCCCATGCAGAACGATGCGAAGTTTTCGGCGTGCTGGCCTACAGTTACACCGTTAATCAAATAGTCGTAATCTCCATAGTCGCCAGCAACACCAGGGGAGGTGAAGTTGATATCAAATTCAATCTGCTGGTCATAGTTTCCCATTACCATAGCAACTGGTGTGCTATCTGTCATATCGAACGAGTGTGAAAAGAACATCCACTGCGCCTCTGCAATGCTTGGCACCGGAATAATTGCCGACTTAGTTCTCCACGATCCGTTGTTCCACTTATACTTGATGGTAATAGATTCCGTCTTATTTGATGGGATGTAGAACCAAGCACCCACGTTGATCCGCTTCTTTTCGTAAAGGTCTTTAACTTTCTTAGTTAGTACTGGTGACGTAAGCGTTAATGTTCCAGAGGCAGCAACGCCAGTCAGAAGAACCTTGGTTGTCTTAGACGCTGTTGGTGGATCAACATGCTGTGTGAATGACGAAGATATTGTGCGCGCCTGACCGCTTGGAGTCCACGTTGATATGTCTCTTTGCGACTCAGATATAAGCGAAAGATACCCGCACTCAGCCCCCTGAAAGTAAGAAAGTGGCTGATCTGCGAGTATCTTTTGCTGGTAGTACACTAGTCTATTGTATCAGATTGTGCATGTATCGCCGTCGCAATACTTGCTTCCTACCGCCTCTAGATTGTCTACCCCATCATATACCGCGTCAAAGTCGATCTTGAGCAGCATACCAAGATATTCGTGGTACTCCTTCTCAGTGATTTCAGTGTACGGCATCTGATGATATGTCTCATTACTCATCGGGAGGAACGATACAGTCTTTAGATTACCCTCGTACATCTTGAGAACGCGAGCAATATCATCCTTCTCTGTCTCTGGGTCAAACGTCACAGTAACGGAAACAGAGTTATCAGACCAGTAGTTCTGGGCCTCAGCAGCGAGGTGAATCTTCTCATAGATAGACACATCCTTCTCGCTTCTGTCCATATCTGTCTTTACCGGGAAATAAACTACAGATGTGTTGTCTGAATACTGGTCAGGCTCAACCTTATACCACGCCATCTTGAACAGCGTCAGCATTGGATCACTGTTTGCGAAGCGGATAGCACGCAGGTAGTACTTTCCACCAGCAGGCCAGTGAACGCCAGGAGTAGCACCTGAGAGAAGAGAGACTGATCCAGACGGCTTAACAGTAGTCGTTCTGATAGACTCACGAATACCAAGCCATTCTGAATACTTCTTGTCATACTTCTGAATCTCATCATATCCATTGTCTGCCCAGGTGCGGAACTCAGGAAGCCCATGCTTGTCAACAAATCCAGCAATTCCGGTCATTGATGTTCCGATGCGCCTATTGCGTTGGATCACAGCATTGGCTTCAGGCCAGTGTGTCGGAAGCAGCGTAATTGACTTGGCGTACAAGTAAGCAAACTTAATAGTACGTAGGTAATCCTCAATTGAGTCGTGGCGGTTCAGGTGAATCTCAACGAGGTTACACAACTCACGAGACTCTAGAGAAATCTCAGCACACGGGTTTGTTCCAAGTACGCGCCAGTCCTTGTTGTCAGGAGCGTCCTTCAACCTACCGTACTGCTGCATTGTATTCAGGAATAGGAACCCTGGCTCACCATTGTCTGCAATTCTACGGGCTGCGTCTGCATAGTCGTACCCCGGCTCGTCAATAACAACAGTGTTATTGGAGTTATGGACTAGAATGCCATTAGCATCGAACATATGCTTTTCATTAATAGTAACGTCATACACCTCGCGTTCAGAAACCCACTCTATAGAGT